CCCTGGCGTAGTGCGTGCGACACCACCCCCGGACCTTTGCGGGAGATTCGCACCCAGCAACAGAGCACACCGGCCTCGCTCTGGACGCGAGCGCCTGCCGGCGCGCATCCATCGCGGCCTCAACCTCGTGGCGGTGCGCGAGCCTGAACTTGATCTTGGACTCTTGCGCGCAGACCACACACCTGCCGTTCGACGCAAACCGCGGAGCTGTGTGCCCGTATCGGCACTCCTCTCCGTCGAAATACTTCCTTGCGGCAAGGCGCAGTGCCTCTGCCCGCGTGGGCGGGAGGGTGCTATAGTCGTCGATAGCCATCGGACATCCTCATCATGTCTGGCGGTCAGAGGCTCGGCATGGCGGTGGCACGCCAGTCGAGCCTCGTTTGTTATAGGCGGTTGACGCCCGCTTCTCAACAGTCTCCGTAATGAAGGCCGTGGAGAAGCGGGGAGCCGAAGCTCCCCGCCAGTCAGATCAGGTCGAGCCGGGCGAGCCCCAGATCCCCAAAGGATCCGTTACGCCGAAAGAATATCTAGCACGCGCACGGTACCGCACGTTGGACGTTTCGAAGTCGCCGTCCATGGCCGTAGTAAGCGGCGCACGCTCGAAGTGCTTCAGCCCGTTCGGCACATCCGTGGTAAGGAACCACGCATTTGTGTCGGACAAGAAATGATTGATGCTGAAGCCGCCAGCCACAACGCCCATCGACTTGAGCGCATTGATGTCGTTGTCCGCGGTTGCAACGCGGTTCTCCGACTTCAGGAGGCGAGTAGCGACGAACATCAGCGACGGCGGGATGATCATCTTCTTCGGCCGAGCCGCGATGAGCAGACCACGCTCGTCGGTCCAGCCGGCGATCTGGATGACCGCAGCCTCAAGGCTGGTCTCGTTCAGATCCTGGCCGGAGACCGGACGGTTCGCATTGGTCCCGCCGTTAATCAGCGGGTGCGAGGCGCTGAACAGGTAGACGCCGTCACCGGAGGTGTAGGACGTGAACCCGGTGTTCAGAGGAACAGCGGCCTTGATCTCCTTGGTGTATGCCATGGAGCGGGCCATCGCCTTGGTATAACGAGACGAGAGCTTGTCATACAAAGCGTCTTCTACGGCTTCCTCGGTCAGGCTGAAGGCCATCGCGACGGTCTCGTGAGTATAGCGAGCCGTCCACGCCTCTTGCGCATTATCATACGCAACCGGCATGCCTTCCGCCTTGGTCGAAGCGAGACCGAAGCCGGCGAGCTTGACTTCCTCTTCGAAGGACCGCTCCGAAGTCTCAGTCTCGTAGATCTCCTTATACTCTTCCGGATACCTCTTGTATTCGAGGCCGAACAGAGCATTGAGACCAGGCAGCAGCTCCTTGAGGAGTTGTGCGCGACTAATAGCCATGGCTCATCTCCTCCTTAGGCAATCGCGTTGCCGGTGAGCGTGTTGTGCAGATGCGTATTGATCTTCACAACCACGTCCGTGTAGGCGTCGCCCGGCGTCGAGGTCGGGCTGCGCACGAAGTCCACGATTCGCAGCGGGAACGTGGAGGTGCCGGCGATGCTGGACTGCTGAAGGCCGACGCCGCTGTTCTTGTTTGCCGTGCTGGAGCCAGCCACCGTCTGGATCAGCTTGGCGTTGCTGCCGATCATGTTTTGCGTGATCGCGCCGTCCGCCTGGATCTCGAAGAGGGCGTTCGGATCGTCAACCACGAAGGCCACGATGTCGGACGCGACGGTCGAAGCCGGGTAGCAGTGGCTGGTCCGGAACCCGTAGGTCGGATCCGTCCACTGGCAGCCGACGAACACACCGATGAGCGTCACACCGGTGGTGACCGTGGTAGCGGTCGTGGTGGTGTTGAAACGCCCGATCAGGCCGCCCGTGCCGGAAGCGCCGGCATTCAGAACGACTGGATCGCCGTACTGAATGGTGTAGCCGTAGTTGGAGGCGATCGGATACATCCGGGTGGCGCCCGCGAAGGGGAGACCACCCAGCAGGTTACGGGGACGAAGCCCGTAGGGCGAGGAGGTGGTTGCCACCTTCGCTTCTCCTGTCTAGGGGTGATGCGGCTATTTGCCGCGACCGAACGACACTCTCGACTCACGCACAGGCTTATGCATGGGCATGCGAGGGTCGCTCTCACGCATGAGGTTGTTGTCCACGGCCTCAAGCTCGGCGTTTGCTTTTGCCTCGTAGTAGGCCGCACGTTCCTTGGCGGTCTCTTCAGGCATCTTGCAAAGCAGGAGGCCACCGACTTCGACGCCGTCCTTGAAGCGGCTACCGGTGTCGGCCATCAGCTTCAGCTCCGGATAGTCCTGCGCCCTTACAGGGACCCAGCCTTCACGGAACTTCCCGCTGACGTTGGGATTGTCGGACTGCCCTAGCGTCGCCGTCCTGATCCACCGGAATACGAAGCCTGGCTCGGGGTCGGGGTCGGGAAGCAGGTTGGGGGGCCGCCACGACGTCGGACGCGCTTGCGCCTGCCTGGTGGCCGTCTCACGCGAGGCGCGGTCCTGCGGCTGCGGGGTGGGTGCATCAGCCATTGGGATTCGCCTTCAGATACTCGGCAGCGTACTGCTCGACGGTGAGACCGAACTTCTTTGCGAGCGCGACCTGAGTCGCGGTGAGAGTCACCTTGCGCGGCGTCTTCGCGGTCCTGTTGGCCGGAGCGACGACCGGGGCGGCCTTCTTCGGAGGGGTGACATCTTCCTCCTGGAAGTTCTCTGGGAAGCGGCGGCGGAGCCGTGCGTCCATCTGTGCGTAGTAGTCGTCCGAGCGCGGATCGACGCCTTCCTTCAGGAGCCGTTCATGGATCCCGTAGGCGGCGCCGGTCATCTCCTCGTCCGACCCGAACCATGCATTCCGCTTGGCCCACTCGACGGCCTTGGCGTCGGGCTGGACTTGCGGCTGAACCTGTTGTGGCGGCTGCGGGGCCTGCTGCTGAACCGGTCGTGGTTCAGGCGGGACATACGCAGCGAGCCGATCTCGCTCGACGGCGAAGCGTGACACGTCGGCCTGGAGGTTGATGGCCTGCTCGGTGTTGCCGGCCTCGAACGCCTCTCGTGCCTGCCGTGCCGCGGCGGCCATCTGTGCCTCTGCGCGGGCCTTGGCTGCCTCGACCGCCATCTTCTCATGACGGACGGCGACTTCCTGAAGGCGACGCTGCTCGGACAGGGCCTGCTGGGCCAGCCGTAGTGCCTCCGCACTCTCGCGCTGCGCCTGCTCCTTCGCCCGGCGTTCCTCGTGGAACTCGTAGCGGAGCTTCTTGATCCGGTCCTGGACGGACTCGCTATACTTCGCGATCTCCTCGTCCTTGACGTCGTAGGGCTTCTGACCCTCCGGGCGCTTCGGACGATTCCGGTCCTGTTCCGGGGTGTCGTCTACGACCTCGATCTCGACTTCGGGCGTCTCAAGGACGACCTCGGTCCCTTCCTCGGTGCCGCTCATGCCCGCATCCACCCGCGCGGGTCATCGACGACGGCCTCGACCGTATCGTCGTTGATGAGGCGGAACTCCTGTCCGCCCTTCGCTCGCTTCAGCCGGGTGCCGCTATACGAGCGGAACACGACGAAGTCGCCCTGCTTACACCACGGGCCGGTCGGGAACTTGGCCGGATCCTGGTAGGCCTGCGGCCCCATAGCCAGGACGTAGCCAACGATCGTCGCCGTTTCCTCGGCCTTGATCAGGCTGTCCGGGCGGATGATGCCGCCGTCAGTCTTCTCCTCGACCGAGGGGAGTGCGATCAGGAGTTTGTAGCCGCAAGGCGTGGGAAGCTGCGACGCCTTCAGTTCCTCGTCGGGAACCTTGTCCGAATACACGCTGGAAATGCTCCATGCGCACGACTTGAGGCCGGGGTCGTGGTCCCGGTGCGTCCGCACTATGCGGGCGAGGGTGCGCGGCTAACGCCGCGAAGTCCGGCCTGTGATCAGTCCTCTGAAACCAGCCGGGCTTGAATGTCGAGCAGGGCTCGTTCAGCGAGTGCGAGCCCCTTAATCACGCCGACAGCCTCACGGTAGGCCGGGAAATCCGCCGCGCCTCCGGTGGCCATGTCATCGGTCCACGCGTTCATGTAGGACCGAATCTCTTTGTGCAGCGCCTCTAGGCCGGTCACTTGCCGGCTCCGTTAGGCCGCGGCGGCATCTGTGCCTGCCTGGCCTGCTGCGCCGCCTGTAGGCCGATCTGAGCCCCTGCGACGCGCTCCTTGGACGCGACAGCCTCTTTCTTGGAGACCGCATCCAAGCCGATCCTGGCGCCGGTCTGGCGCTCCTGCGAGGCGATGCGCTCCCGCTCGATCCGCAGACGCTCCTGCTCGGCCTGCGCGTCCACCATGTCCTTCTGCTTCTTCCGCTCCAGGTCGCCGGCCTTGAGAGCCAGTTCCTGCTGCTGCATCTGGATGATCGGATCCTGCTGCTGCTGCTGGATCTGCTGCTGCTGCGCCTCGGCCTTGTTCTGCGCGAGAAGGCGATCCGCCGCGTCCGCAACCAGCTTCGAGAGCTGGACCTCGACATCCTCCGGCAGCGACTCCTCGGGAGCAGGGAGCGACACGCCCATCTGCTTCTCGATCTGCTTCCGGTAGGCGAAGCCAAGATGCTCGGCCACATGCGCCTGTGCAGCGCCCATGATCGTGGACGCCTGCGGGCTCTGGCCGACCAGGGCCGCGATCTTCGGGTCCTGCATCGCCGCCATATGCACCCGGATGTGCGCCTC